TGACACTACGTGCGGAATTATTCTAATGCACTTGGTAGGTAAATGTTTACACCACATTACTAGTATATCAGCTAATTATCTGAAAAGAAGCTAACCAGGAGGTTTGCAAAGGTCCGAAAGGACTCTGGTTGCAACTCGAGGCGCCTCGCTCTAGTAATAGGAAACGTTTTAGAAGATTTAATCTCTAGAACCCAATAGCAGTTTAACGACATGCTGGTCGATAATAATTCCTTATAACTCGATCACCCTAACGGGCAAGACCGAAATTATCGGGACCATACCCGGGATTGCTCTAATAAAGAGACTATGAACAAACATAGAACCCGACCTCTGGTATCCCAATACATATTAGGAACTATATGAAGAGGAACGTCGTGAGGCTTGAGATAAAGCTCAGATGGACGACCTATATAGTCAACTAATAAACCGATCTAACGCCGAAGCTTAGACGGAGACAGCGAAACGGCTATCGCTATAGGGTATAAACCCTAGGATAGCCGCTTTCTTTGAAGACTTACCGGCATGACAAGTATCCAGTTCCCAGATTTTCTTAGAAGAATCTGGTTTGGTCCATGGAACGCAAGCCAAAGTATCAATTCTCTCACTGATCTCAGGACCCGGTAAGGGTCGCTGATAAGATACAGGAGCAGAATTATACTCTATACAAGCCTGCGCCAATATAAGGTGGATTTTCTTAATCTGAAACTTCCAGCCAACTGGCGGAAGAACACCCATACCACCGACTGAAAGAGGTAGGAAGAGATTTCTAGTTATTAAACTACATTTGTTACCATGTCTAACGAGACCGGTACACTCTCTCCTTAAATCCTCACGATTGTCGTGTATAAAAGACCTTAATAACTGACATTGTCTACCTGGTAGACAGCCTTCAAGAAGGACATTAAGATTTGTCGCTAACCCATTAAGGGGATCCTGAGAAAGATGAGCACGAGCATAATGATTTTCTAATCGCTCTTGAGGGAGGAAGTTGCTATAATAAGCATCCCCAACTGACGAATTAACGTCAGATTCATCTCTAAATTCTTTCTTCGACTGAACCTTATGCTGACCGAAGTACAAACCCGAATTTAAATAATCAATTCGCCAAGGTGAGTCATCACGATGGAGGGCATAATGTACTGATATACTATTTATATTAGCATACTCTCTATGTTGGTAAGCTTTACCAACACTCATCTCCAGACCTACACTCTTCGCAATGTCGACATGAGTCGACCAAAGAGCGGGATCCGCCGCATATATCATATCGTCACCGTTAATTAATACATGATTCAAACGATCATGGTGTGACCAACCATCCTGCGATAACCGGGTATTTAGTAAATAAGTACCAAGATTGGCTATACACAGAATTGGGAATGATAAAATGGAACCCATAAGCTGACCGTTTTGTTGAATGCCTTTAAAGACAACTTGTCTTCTCCCATTACTATCTTTAAGAGGATAGTGAAGATTATGAGGACCAAGCACACGAAGTGCAAGATCCCTTTCTTCCTTGGGTAAGTCATCACAAATAAAACGGAATATACGACCAGAGTATCTCCAACTTAGAGAGTCTGTCGCAGCAGAATAGTCAACAGAAAACCACTGATCTGTGGGTTTCGCCCTCAACTTGAGGTCGATCATATCTGTAGGACTAAAGGGTCTTCCAATAAGACGGAAACAATCCCAGTGCCTTAAAGAGGCATGTAAGGCCTTCTGGAGTGGCCGGCAACTATAATAAGGTAGTGCTTCACCCTTTGAGATTACACGGACTTTGTTCGGCTCTAAAACAGCCTGAATAGTACAATTGATATTATCTTGTAGTCCCTTATCTCGCTTTAAACGACTGTTATATGATGTAAAGAGGGTTCCCCAGCTCTTGGAGAGAGAATTCCACTCATCCACACCATATTCACATCGAATCTCGGTTACTCTATTCAACAAAGTCTTTCCTTTAGAATAGACCTTTGTATCGAAGCGCATACTGTATAACTCTGTTGGACAGATTATACCAAACTTGACTTTTGATAGGCCACAGATAGACGAAAGTTCTTCGTGCTGTCCGCCCTTACTTCTCGACTGTTCGAAACACGCTGAGCCGGAGGCTGATAATTCAGAAAATGAGTTATCCTTAAACCTCTCGGTAACTTCAGCACGAACAGACCTGAGTACATGGAGAAAGGTAGGATCTCGAAATATTTCATCGATAGTATCCTCATCTCCAAGATCACGTTTGGTCAAGGTAGCTAAATGCTTCTCATAGGTTTCATCAACTATATCCTCATCTACAGGTAGAGTGGATCTTTTAGCTTGAAACCAAGAGTACCATAGGTGCGTGTTACGCCTATTAAAAGCGTTAAATCGCTCACGCATCCACCGTCTAAGTGCACCAGACGGATTAAAAATTTTATCCGGTGCAGGGGGTAGTTCGTTACGAAGATACTTAGCGAGAGGGTAGGTCAAGATGTATTTACATCTTTTAAGCCAAACCGTCTCACAATCAGAGGTATCCAAGTAGGAGTTCATCTGGGTAACCAGATCGACTCGGATCTTTTGAGGAGCATTATGATGCTCTAAAATAATTAAAAGACCACGGACTACGGCGTTTGTCCTGGGGTTTGTGCTATTAGCACATACTCTAACCGACGAGGACACGTCAGAAAGAGGCTGGGAACAATCCCAGCGACTGTTTGCGAAATTCTTTGAATTTTGTATAACATTATCGCGCCTTATTGAAGGCATTTCGCGAAGATTTCTTTGAAAAGTATGATAGTTACTTTTCGGGTGAAT